GTGTCGGCTGGTCGGGTCGCTCAGGGCTTGACCACCCCCCTAGGGTGTCCCCCCTCTAGGGGATAGGGGTTCAACCTCTAGTTGAGGGTTAGGGTTCGGTTCGGGGCGGGCGATGGCAGGGCGTGAGGGGCTACCCCCGCAGGCACAAAACGGCGTGAGCGGGGCAGGGGTGGCAGTGGTGTCGCTGTATCGCTATCGCAGGGGTAGGGGCGTGGCGGTGTTGCCAAAGATCACAAGTTGCAGGGCGGGGGCAGCGTGAATCTGAGGGGCTAGGTTGCCCTTAGAAGGCTTTTTAGGGTGTGGGAAATGTGATTGTATGCAAACAGGGGATAATGCCGTTAGGAGCTAAGCAGGGGCGTTTTTTGCTCTTTCGATCGCCGGAAGCAGCGTTTTCAGGGCGAGGGGTCAGGGTATGCGAAAACCCGCCACCTTTGGGGGGGTAGCGGGTTTCGGGTTAGGGGTTGGTTGGTTATCGTTTAGTCAAACCTCTACCAAGCCAAGCCGACAAGATACCAACGAAGATACCAAGGGCGAGCAGGGCGGGGAGAGCGGTGGCGATAACCGCTAGGGCGACTAAGCCCGTTGCAATCTTTAGCAGGGGGTTGCCCCTCTTGGCGTGTTTGCCTCTTGCGTGCTTGCCTCTCATTGTGTCACCTCCCACATTTTCAAGCCCGCTTGCTCCCAACATTCAGCCCAAGTCTTTGCCTCTTCCGCATCGGTGAAATCGGCGAAATGATTTTCTGAGCAGGTGTCACACTCATACAGATAACGAATCATTAGTTAGCCTCCAAGAAATCAGCAAAGCTCATACGGTTCAGCAAACCATAAGTGATGGTTTGGTTTGTGAAGTCAATCTCACAAGGTAGGTATTCCTCTTCGAACTCATACCCAAGCCCCAAGCCGTAGCCCGTGTTTGATGTCCAATCTTCGCCGACAATGTGAGATACAAAAATCCGCATTGCGTAGGTGTCATCGTGCCACCTGTCTTTGGCAGCTCTGAGGGCTTGCCTTGTGTCTCTGAGTTTCGTCTCACCTCCCCAATGTGAATACAGACTTAGTTCTTGTCCGTTCTGTTGTAGTTTCCAGGTTGTGCGTGCTCCCATTTTTCTTTTCTCTCTCTCTTGGTGGTTGTCTAGTTCCGGTGAAACTCTTGGTTGCCTTCGCAAAGATCGCAGAAGGGCGTACAGTCAAAACTGCCTTCGTGTCTAGGGCACTCGATTAGTTCAAGCATTAGAGCCCCAAGCCTTTACCTCTCGCAGCAGAGCGGGCTTTATTGTCTTGTATACCGATACGCCTAGTTCTGTTAGTCCCCATAGGCTTCTAACCTCAGCGGGCACTAGCTTTTTTTCTTGTAGCTCTCGCAGAGCCTGAAACTCATAATGTGAGCCGTAGCCATACTGAAACGGCAAGCGGGCAACCTCTTTACCGTCTATTTCAATTCGGGCAGAGAAATAGCTATTTCCGCCCGTCTTGTCGAACCACTCTTTAGCCTCCACAAAAACACTATTCATTTTCTTAGTTCCTCTCTTTGGCTTCAATTTGGAAACGAATTAGGTCAATGATTAGCCCTAGCGATAGCCCGCTATAGCCGTCTTTTTTTAGCTCTCTAAAAAGCTTGATTAGCTCCTTGGTTGGGTACATTTCTTGCCCCATCTCCTTGGTTATTGTGTTGTCTTGATTCCAATCCATTTTTCACTCTCTCCCTAGTTGTTTCTTGGCGGGGTGTCCCCACTGATGAATAAATCGTTGTCCCTAAAGACATCTCCAAAACGAACGAACAGAAAAAAAACATCTTCTTGCAATTCGTCCCAAGTCAGCCAAGCTTCGGTTTGCTCTTGGTGTTTCTCCCAAGCTTTACGCAAAAGCTCCTTAGCCTCCCGTTGGGTGTGTCCATAAGCGGTAAAGCTAAAGTTTCGAGTTTCTACCTGTGCCACAATCATCAGAACCATCCTTCAATGAATAGCCCAATGTCCCAAATCAAGCCCGCCACAAATTGCGGGGCAATGACATAGGCGACAAGGGGGGCAAAAGATAGGGCGAACACCGTTAGGGCTCTTCTCTGTTCTTGGTTCATTAGTTATCCTCCACGATTTCAACGGTTGGTACGGTTTGCACGCTAAAAATGTTGTCGGGCAGTTCTCTGTCCGATCCTTTCAGCGTGTCACTCAGCCAGTAATACGCTTTTGCTTCGGGCGTGCCCTCTTCAACAACAACGGTAAAGCTGAAACGGTATCTAATTGCCATTTTTACGCCTCCACCTTGTCTAGCCATACCGCAAAAGCAAAAGCGATGTGAAGGGCATCTCTTAGCGGGGTTTGACCCTCTAGGTTTCCCTCTTCATTGTGCCAAGCCCAATAGCCATTGGTATCGCCAAGGCAATAGGTGTCTTTGGCGGTTTTGATTAGCCAAAATCCAGGGTATTCGTAAGTGACCGCCTTAATAGCGGTGTGGTTGTTTCCAAGTGCCTGAGCCAAGATTCTTGGTTCTGCGTGGTGGTTCATTGTTTCCCTCTCTCTAGGTAGGCAGTTTGCCTATAACTACATTAGTAACCCGACACGCCAAGACTCAACCACAGTTGGTAACAGTTTGATAACGCTTAGCTGTGAGAAACCTGTGAGCTATCTGCAAAGGGCGTTTTTCGGGCATTTTCAGGGCTAAGCCGTTTTCGAACAGGTGTTCGCCCGCATAAATAAAGGGCAAAACCCCCCATTTTCGCTGTGTGGCGATTTGCGGGCTTGAGCTATGTGCTGACCCCTAGGAGGGGGGTAAATGCCCTCAGCGGGGCGTATGTGACCTGCGGGGCGGGGTTGCCGGTATCGCCCAGGCTGCGTCTAGGGGGGCTTGATGAACATTTGTTCGGATCAGGCGGTTTTTTGCTCGATTTGTGCCTATCTGTGCCCTAATAGGCCTCCAACCGAATTTTTGCTTTTTGGCTCGAACCGAATTTTTGCCTAATGGGTTTCCAACCGAATTTTTAGATTTGTTTATTTCCTCGGCTGGCGTTGCATGATCTGTGAGCTGGCAAAAGCGGGGAGTGTCTGTCGCCAGGTATTAGGTGGTCGGCTTGCCAAGGGTCGAGAGGTCTAAAGCCTTCTTTGCAGATGTGGCAGATGACGGCAGCATCACGGATGATGCGGGCTCGCTTGCGGTAATCACCGGAGTATTGCCCTGTAGCTTTTTTCTTTGCGGCTCTTGCTGAATAGTCACGGGGCGGATTCTTATGTTGCTCGCACTTGTTACCGCCTCGCACAAGCACGCCACAGACTAGGCACGGAGCCTGGAAGTTGTAACCCCTCATTTATCCGTGGAGTAGAACCCGGAGCCCCTAAAGGCCACCGAACCGAATTTTAGGATTCTCTGGAGAAGGGTCTTGCAGTTCTTGCAGTAGGTCTCGGCATCACGCTCGGCTATCGTGCGGTTGTCTGATGTGACGGTTTGGCACTTCGGGCATTTATAGGAGTAAATCGGGCTCATAATTTCCAAACTGTTCCCGTGTAATCAGCCCCCCGCTCTAAAGCAAATACAGCTAAGCCTGGAACCGAATCCTCACCAGACCCCCTCCTATACCAGTTTGATCCGTTGTCGAGGGTTGGGGCTTGAATCAAGAAGCGGGAAGTGCCACGGGGGGTGCTGCCTAGCTCAAGAATCCGAAGGTGATGCCAGTGACCGTGCACGAGCGTAGTCGCATCCGCCACGGGCTGACGACCGAAACTTTGCTTCCGCCACCAGTCGGGCACGGCTTCTGGTCGGTTGCCAGCTTGGTGTCCGTGCATCACGCCAAGGATGTGAAACTGATCTTGGAATACATCAATAGCTAAGGTGTCATCCTGTGGCTGGGGCTCGATGAAGCGAATGTTGAGGTTTGCTTCCTTCGATAGTCGGGCGAGCTGTCTGCCGATGAATACGCCCCAGTCGTCTGTAGGCTTGCCCACCGCCTGTTTGCCGATACGCCATTGGCAGTGATTGGAGCCGACCGAAGCGTAGGTGATGTTAGGGACTAGGCGGTAGATGGACTTGAGCACATCGTATGCAAATGTGGTGGCTAGGTCTACCTGCTCCATGATGCTAAGGTCGTTTGACTGCAGTTGCACCATGTCGGCGGCGTTGTTGAAGCCCTCTACAGTGTCGCCTAGGTCAACGAATAAAACCTGATTGGGTTTTTCTTTCTTTATTAGGCCTTCCAACCGAATTTTCATCAGTTCGATACGGTCTACTAGGGCTTGGGTGTTGCCTCGGTAGTCAACCTTGCCAACCTGTAGGTCTGACCAGAGCACGACTAGGGCTTTGTCCTGGGCGTTTGGTAGAGGTTTGACCTTGACTTTTTTCTTCGCCTCTTGAAGAAGCAGCGGTAGATCAGCACCAAGTCCATTGCGCTTGCGGAAGTTGAAACGGTAGCTCGTTAGCCAATCGCCGTCATACTTCTGCCATCTGGAGGTGCGTGGGTTGCCTACAACCTCATACTGGCTTGGGTCGAACCCCTGCTCGATTAGGAACTCTTCAAAGCTTGGAACCTCAACGCCAGATACCGGAGGCAAGGTAGCCACTCCAGTCTCTCCGTCAAACTCAAAGGCTGGTCGGAAGTTTGGTGGAGTGGTCACTCGCTCGGCTGATTGTAAGTTTTCTAGCATCAGCGGAAGCACGCACAGCTTTTGAATCGGTGTGAGGTAAGTGGGGTATCACTTATTTGTAAGCCTCGGTCAGCGAGTGCTTTTGAAAGCGTCTTGATAGGCCAGTTGTTTGAGTCGAAAATTGCACCCGTCAGAATCTCTTGGTCGGTCTCGCTCAAGCTGTCTAATACCTTTGCAACCTTGCATGATCCTCGTGGGTCAGTTGGCGGCTTCAAATCTTCTAGCATTATCGAACCTCCAAGTTGTTCTCATCCTCAAGCAGTTTCTCTGCTAGATAGTTTAGAGTGCTGAAGCTGAAGTTGCTCTCAATTAGGTGTTCATCGAACACATCGGCTAGTAAGACTCGTATCGCATCGAAGTCAGGAGACCACACCAGCTTGTCATCCTTTAGCAGTTCAATTACCTGGCGATAGTTAGTTCTGTTCCAGTTGCTCATTAGTGAAATGCCTTCCAAATCAAGAAACGAACGACAACCCAGCCTAAGACTAGATAGAGCCAGCCGCCGTCTAGTGTCCAATCGGCAAGCTCAACCATGATGGGCCTCAAGTCACTCACTTCTGCTCTCCTTTGATTAGTTTGATTGTTTTGCACATCTCACAGTCAATGTGGATGTCTGGAGATTGGATGCTGTGCCAATAAGGGTTTTCAAGCAGCTTAATAATGCGTTTACGCTCGACTATCTCCCCAGCTTGAAAGTTCATGTCTGCAATCAGGTCTAGGCTCTTGTCTATTGCGTGAAGCGATAGCTTTAGACCTTCCCTGTATTTAGCCCATTGTTCTTTCGTTAGCTCTGCTGGCTTCTTTACTCTCATTCTTCCACCTCGTCTGCTACCTGCACCATAGGCTCTAGTGGCACATTGACACCACGCATACGCTCGGTCTTGAGGTGATGTTCCAGACTCTTGATTTTGTCCAGCCGAAAGCCTGACCAGCGGCGGTCATCAGTCTCTACAATCGGTGCTGAGGTAAAGCCGTAATTCAAGAACTTGTCAACAGCTTTTGGGGTGAGCTTGCGAGTGGTGTAAACGATGCCACGCTTGTCAAACTCACGCTTGGTCTGATTACATTGAACACAGTTTGGAAGCTCCCAGACGGTAATCTTCATCACTTGTCCATCTCCTTGAGCTTGTCAATGGCAATCTGGATGCCCTTGGCGTTGGTCTTGTTCTGACCTTTTGCCAGGTTCTCTAAGAACATGATGTCAGCCTTGAGACCGCTGATCCTGGCATGCCTGATGCCCATCCAGTAATCCTCATCAAGAATGTTGGCGAACAATAGCTCGGCAATTTGTCGCTGAATCCAGTTTAGAATCTTCAATTTTCGCTCCTTAGTTTTTTGATTTCCATTCGTAGCATCTCTGCCGGGGAGGTGAAACCTGCGTTCCACCAGGCATCTGCGATCTGCTCTAAATCTTCAAGCAGAGTGCGGAAGCCTAGGTCATAGCCTTTTTGGTATAGCAGGTCGAGGTTGAACTCGATGTCCTGCTTTAGCTCTCTCGTTGTTTTCATAGGGACAGGTTATTCGGCTTTTGAACCGAATGTCAAACACATTTTGAAACTGTTATAGGTTCGTTATCTTTATGATTGCACCAGGCGGGCGGTCATCGGCGTAATACTTCCGCCCAATAATCTCGACTACTTGGCTGTCGTCACCCCAGATGCAGCCTGATTGTCCGATGCCGTCACCAACTGCTCGCAAAAGCTTGTCCACATCCGGTGGCACGATTGGCAGGGGGCGCTTCGTCATCTTGATTGATGGAGGTCTGGGTAAAAAGAAATCTACCTCAAGCCTTACTGGGCCAAGGTAGATGTTTTCTGATGCGTATGGTTGGCACGCTTTTTCAATAGCCGCACGCCAAGGCTTTAGTTTCTTTGAAGCCTCGATGAGCCTACCCCGCACGACTTTTTTAGAGCCCTGTGGAGCAGGATCACCGAGAACTTCTAGAACTATCAGAACGGAGCCTCGTTCGGGTCAACGACCGCACCTGACTCAAAGGTTTCTACCTCTTTAGGCCAGAGTTTGATACGGACTCCAGTCGAGCCATCCTTCTTAGGATAGGTCGAGAGCTTGGCGTTTCCGGTCACTGCGATACGCAGACCCTTCTTTGCCTGTAGTAGCCAACCGAACTCGGAAGATGGGTCAACTGTGACATCAATGTAGTCACGGCTAGTGGTCTCCCACTCGCCTGCGTCATTCTTCTGACGGTTGCTGTGGGATACGGTTACGACCGAACCCCAGTCGAATGTCTTGACTTCTTCCACGAAGCCGACAAAGGACAGTTGTAGTGCCATGTAGGTTGTTCCTTTCACTCTATGTGTGCGGGTAGCACGCAGTCTAGGTTGCCACAGATTCTCTTGCCAGGCAACATTTCTTCGCCTAGGTCGTCAATCGGTGTAACTAGATCTTCGGCAAATCTGCCGTGCCACGGAAGGCACTTGAACTCACCGCTTTGAACTGTCACAGCTCTTCTGCTACGACAGCTCTGGCAAAGCACTCGGTCATTGCCACGCTTCTTTGTGACCTCCCACGAGAGACCACAACGAACGCAAGTTTCTCGTTCCCACACTCGCTAAGGCTATCAAAAAAGCTTTAGAAGTGTGCCTTTATCAACGGGAATCTCAATAAATCTTTCACGAGTCGTGTAAATGGTGTCTTTGACAATAACGGGAGAGCTGGCAAATGTTTCGCCGTCAATCACCATTCCGTATGTCCAGTCGTCATTGAGCATGATGAAGTTCACCCGCTCTGGATTCTCCGCAAACTTGAGTTTTCTAGCAGCAAAATGAATGGTTTTGTACGGGAATTTGTCTCCCTTCCAGTTGTGCTTCACCTCCACCTCTAGCTCGAATCTGCCACGCTCGTTCTCTACGATGAGATCAATGCCGTAGGGGTCAGGATTCACATAGACCACAAACCCATGTCGAATCGTGAAGTAGTCAATGACAAACTCCTTGGCAGCATCGTCTCTGTCGTAGAGCTCCTGCGAAAACGGCTTACTCACTTAGCTTCTTTGCACAAGGTGGACACATCGCTAGGTTCTTGCCGTGCTCACAGAGCTTCGGAGGGGCTACTTGGAGTGATAGCCTTCTCTGCTCCTCCAAAAAGCTCCTAGAGGCTTCCAGCTCCTTCTCACGGCGTAGTCTGGCTCGCTCCGTAGCCTCAGAATCAACTGATGGAGTTGCAGCGTTCTCCCAAGAGTCTGCATTTAGCCAGGATGCGGGGTACTTCGTGAACTCAGGGTTGCGACTCGGATCATTGCGATACGCAATCACGCCAGCGAGGATGTCCTCGAACTTGGCTCGCTTAAGAGCAGACCGGAAGGCTCTAAATGCTTTTGCTTTATCCAGCTTTCGAGGATAGGCGTTCCAAAATTCAATGAACAATTCTTCGCTTTGGGCTTTATTAGTTTCTAGTAATGGTTCTATAAGGGTTAGTACGCCACCTGCTGTCACCCCTGCGTTCAATTCTGTCACCCCTGATGTCGCATTTGTCACCCCTGCTGTCACCCCTGGGAGCGTAACCCAGTAGAGGTTTGACTTGTACTGAGTTTTGGTCGGAGCGTTCTGAATTTCGACCTTCAGCTCACCAATTTCCTGCAAATACTGAATGTCACGCTGCACACTTCGCTCTGAGCTGTTGACCATTCGTGCAAGGGTTTGAATCGAAGGCCAAGCCCCGATTTCTCCTTGATGATCTGCGATAGCTAGTAGCACTAGCCGTGCTCTACCATCTGCCCGTGAGTGCTCCCACACGGCGTTCATTACTGCTATGCTCATTCTTCCGCCCCTAGCATCTTGATTGCCCTAGGCAAAGTAACGCTGTGCATTGAACCAGGCTTCTGCTGGGTGCTTGCCAAATTACCAGTGTAGATGTCGCTAACGGTTGGGGTCGGCAACTGAACATCCGTCTCAACTGACGGTAGCTCTACGCCTTCCAGCAAGAACCTCAATGCCATCTCAGCCTGCTGAGGGACTACTCCATTGCCACACGCTTTTAGCTCTTCATTGCGGCTTAGCCCTACATCAGTAATCCAGCCCTCCGGTAGTCCCATCATCCATTCTGTAAAGGCACTAGAGAGCCTGTGAGCCCCATCTTTGCCATCTGGCTTAGTTGGAGCTGGAGCAGGTCTGCCGAGAACTTGCTCCCATCGGCGAATAGCTGGCTCGAACTTGCCCCAATTAGTCTCTAAATTGTCTATCCTTGTAGCCAATCCATTTGAACTAGTGGTTCCTGAGCCAGAATTATTCGCACCTTTCCAATCTGATGCAGTTGGGGTTGGTAGGTTCACAGATGCTTTCTCAGCAGTTTCCTTATTGATGTCAATAGCCACATTTGTCAAATCAACAAAATGCCCCGATGCAATTCGCTCCTGAGATGTCTTTAGATTTCCCTTGATACCATCTAAGGCTTTTGGAGTAGGCATCAAATCATTTACTACGGTCTCACGGACATTTGCGTAACCACCTTTGCCCTTGTTAGCCAATTTTTGCTCAGGCGTTCTGGCGGGCAGGTGATCCATAGTGTTCGGGGTAGGCATCAAGTTCTCTACCACCCTTGAAACGGGTAGCCCATTGAGCTTCGCAATGTCCAAGGCGTTGTCACGGATGCCAACGGTATTGCCCCTAGCTCTTGCAGTCTCCTCGCCTAGAGCCCCACCCTCACCTTGGCTCGCCGTTGGGGAACGCAATAGTTCTAGGTCTTTAGGGGCGTATCCCTTAGTCACACGGTTAGCAAAGTCATTCAGCGAGTCGCCGTATCCAGGCGAGGTGCTACCTGGCTCCTGTGCTCTGGGGGTAGGCAATGATAAAGATTCGGAATCGGTTGTGCGGTGCACCTGCATCGGCAGCTCGTACACCGACCCATTTACTGCTATACCCGATGTCGGCCAAGTCTCCAAGTACGGCTCCGAGTGCCCGCAAAGGAGGTTCACTTGCGTTGTCTCCCATACACCACGGGCAGGGTTCCATGTCGCTATGGGCTGTTGCGCTGAGTAGTCCTCTAACATTTTCAATTACCACCAATCTTGGTCTCAAAATTTCGATTGCTTTGTGGAACTCAGACCATAGTCCTGATCTTGTTCCGTCTTTCATCCCCGCACGCTTACCAGCTAGGGATAGGTCTTGGCAGGGAAACCCGCCTGTGAGAATGTCTACTGGCTCAACCTGAGTCCAGTCAACCTTCGATACATCGTGGAAGTTAGGCACGCCTGGAAAACGCTTCTCCAGAATGGCTGAGGGAGCTGACTCCCATTCACAATGCCAAGCAACAGTCGCTCCGGTGACATTTGAGACCGCTAGGTCTAAGCCCCCGTAGCCTGAGAATAGGCTGCCTATCTTCACTGCTCTCGTGCCTTCATCTTGGTAAAGGCTTCACGGGCGGTGTGGTCTCTGGCTCCGCCTACCCATCGCCCAGCGTTGAAGTAAAGACGCTTCAGGTTCTCGACCTGTGCACGCTTCTTTTCTTTTGCTTTCTCTATGGCGACCTGATCTATTGCCAAGCTCTCGCTCAGCGATTCGTCACCATCTATCAACAAGGCTCGCTCTCGCATAGCCTTGGCTAGTAGCTCCAAGTCCATCTCTCTCCTAAATTAGATGTTGCGGTGGTTCTGTCTCCAGCTTCTCACCCTTCGAGGTCAGAATGTACCAAGTTCTATTCGGCGTGTCAAATACTGGTTCTGTGAAATCTTGCCAAGAGGCGAGTTTGTGACCGAAATCTCGTGCCTGGTTAGCGGTAGCCGAGTCGGATTCCATCATGCCGTTGTAGATGGCGCAGACCATCATCAGGTTGTCGAGGCGATCTAGGAGCTTTGAGCCACCCATGCCCCTGTTTCTCCGGTGATGCGGCACGAGGTCATCATTCTCGCCACAGTGCCAGCACAGCTTGTCCCTAGTCCGTAGCTTTTCCAACATTGCTCTGGTTAGGGCCATTGTGTCTCCTTAGATTTTGAGTTCGGCGGAGAGAAGTCTAGCTTGTGTGCCTGTAGCCATCAGTGCCGATTCTAGGGCTTTGATTTTGACCTTGATGCGATTTACTTTAGCTCTCGCTACATCCCGCTCTAAGCGTGCGTCAGCAGCTTCCAGACGGGCAAGAGCCGTTCTATCCGCAACACTGCCTTGGTTACGGATGAACGCCCTCTGCTCTATAAGATCTAATTTATGTTCAAGCTCGGCTAACTCAATCTCAGCAGTGTAGAGAGCATCAGCTCCCTTGCTGTTCTCCTGAGTCAGTTCTGCTATCTGCTTGATGATCTCTGATGGATTCACTTATAGCCTTCAATCGCTGTAGGAACTCGATTTTCCAGAAGTTACTTTCTTGGCGGAGTGACTCTGCCTTTAGTAGCCGACCTTGCTGTTCCGCTTCCAGCATCCGCCTCAGCGAGTCCTGGTAGGCTTCCCTGAGTTCCTCCAAGGAGGCTGCTTGCACTGGCGAGTGTGTTGGCACGGTCTTTTATCCTGTCCAGAATCTCAGTGTCGGCGTTAGCTGCCTTGGCTTGTGCCCAGAGCATACGCAACGCTTCTACATCGGAAAGCTTATCTGCTTTATCTAGCCAGCTCTCAGATGCCACTCGTTCGACCTTCTGCATCTCCTCACGGCTGGCACGCTTGTTACCGGACATACCGAGGTTAGCGAGGGCACGCCCGATGGCACTGGTCTCACAGTTGGCAAGGGCATCCACATTGTTCGCCCCGCCTGTGCCTTCGGTCTCAGACGCATAGCCAGTGGCCTTAGCGAGCTTGTTCGCTTGGTCGCCAGCAGATAGGTAGATAGTCGCCTTGACTACCCAGCGAGCCTTCTCAGGCTGCTCGGCAAACTCGTTAGCCCATTCGGTGATGATCCTGCCATCATTGTAGGTCTCAGTAAAACGCTTGATACGAGATTCAACGGTCTCGTAGTCATCGAGATTGAAGCGTGCCATTACTTGTCCTCCTCTTCTTCTTCTACAACCTTCCAGTCGTCTGACATCCAGAACGCCTGATCGAAACCCTCTAGGTATAGACGGTCTAGTGATTTGTCATCGTGTAGCACGATTCCCTTGCAAACGCCATTCGCAAAGGTCTGACCATTGACAAGAGTTACCCTGTCACCGAGAAATAACTGCATTAGTTCCCCTTCTTGTGGATGATTAGGGCGGGGCTTCCGCCACGCATTTGTCTTGAGGCTACCTTGACAGGTGGCATGTCGTCAACTGTCACATAAGCGGTTCGTGCATAACCCATAACTTCTAGGGTTGCTGACTTGAACTCGTTTAGTTCGGCTTGAGCCTCGTCAAGCCTGCGTTGAGCGTTCCATAGGTTGACACCTAGTTCGCCTAACTCAACATCTCGATCCTCAATCTGAGGGTTCATTCTGCGTACAGCCTGATAGGTGCTCTCGCTACCATCCCACTCTGGTCGCTGGTCGTTCTTTAGCTGTTGCCAGAACCTAAAGGCAGCGTCACGCTGGACTGACTGCTGGAATGGGTCGGCAGGGATGTAGTACTCCTTGTAGTCCATACCAGCCACGGCGACTACATAGGACTTGTCAATGTTTAGAACATCCATGTAGTGCTGGACTTGCGATACATAGTGCAGCGGGACTGACTCCCAAGGGTAGCGAGCAGTCTTGATTTCAATGACATACCACTCACCAGTCTCCTTGTGCTTAGCAAGGGCATCTGGGTTAGCGTGCATAAAGTCAACATCCTTTGAGGCGAATGTGCCACAGGAATAAATTTCTAGCTCAGGGTGTTCTTGCTCGAATAGCTTGACGATTGGCTCCTCAAAGGCTTTGCCTAGACGGACAGCCCAGTTCTCCTTGAAGTCGTCAGTAATCTTTCCGGTCTTTTTCGCCCAGAGTGCGTATGCAGACTCCCAGGGGTTTAGACCCATCACGGTTCCAATCTCGGATCCGCCAATTCCCTTAGTGCGTAGTTCGTGCCACTCAGGGCTATCTGAAGCAAAGGTTCCGAGGTAATGTGCTCGGAACTGCTTTAGGTCGGTACTGCTCAAATCGTTCATTTTTCTCCTTCTAAGCAATACCCTAGAGGATGGGAAGGACATTTTGAAAGAAGCAAATAAAAAATACATCGCATTGCAGTCTGCGATTATCAAAGTCGGGAAGAAAGTTGCCTGTGAGGACTATCCCGATGTGTTCTTCCCTGAAGATGTTGGAGCACTGACCGAAGCCGCACGAGAGATGGAAAACATAGCTATTCGCCTATGCCGTGAGTGTCCGGTAAAGAAGCTCTGTCTAGACTACGCAATTACCGCTCGTGAGCCGTATGGCATCTGGGGTGGGACTAAAGCCTCTGAGAGATAGAGAGAGACCCCCGCCGAAGGGGGTCAGCGGGGGTCTACAGAGAGAGAGGAAAGAGAACAAGGAGCAAACTTTCCACTTATCACTATACACGATTGCAAGTGCTCGTCAACTCAATTTGACAAATTCTTTTTCATAGTCGTATCGTGTCACTTATGAAACCAGATCAAGCGTTCACAGAACTAGCCGAAGCAATCCGCAAGCACGGAGCACCAATCTGCCAGGAGGTAGACGGTGAGCTGTGGTTCCCAGACATCGGGGGCAGAAACGGCGATGTAGTCATGGCTAAGAAGTTCTGCGAAGAATGTCCGGTGAAGAACAAGTGCCTACAGTTCGCCCTAGTGAACAACGAGCAGTATGGCATCTGGGGAGGGCTGACCCTCAAAGAGCGTCTGAAGCTAAAGGCTAAGGGCAGGACTACTTCACGCCGTCAGTAGCGTTTGGGTCGTACAAGTCATCGTCACCGTCATAGACAACATCATCAAAATCGAAGTTGCCATCCTCAGTAACCTTGAGGGCATCCTCGACAGCCTCAGAGTCAGACTTGGCTACAGCAGCACGGTAAGCGTTCTGAATGTCAGATAGCTCCAGAGTGCCCTTCCAGGCGACAGCGACACCGATGGTGGTCAGCACTACAGCGAAAGCCGAAGCAACGCCGATGATGGATCCGAGTACCCAGTCGCCAGCGACAGCACCGATAGCAGTTCCACCGAAGAAGGTGGCTAGGGTCAGACCGATAGACCTGACAATGATCTGCTTTACTACTTCTTTCATTTGTTCGCCTTTATGAACTCGATGGGGTCAATCTTTACGCTGGTTGGGCCGAATACACCCTTGAGCTCCTTGCTTACAGTTAGATGTAGGTGTGCACCGCTGCTGGCTGAGCCAGTGTTGCCTACGAAGCCGATGGTCTCGCCCTCTTTGATCTTCTGACCTACCTCGTGGCCCTCAGCCTTTAGGTGGCAGAATCCCACATACCAAATCTGCTTTTGCTTGTCCATGACACGAAGCACAGATACATTGCCCAGCACCTGGGAGAACTGCTGTAGAACGATAGTGCCGTTGGCGATTGAAGGGATTGGAGTGCCCTCTGGTCGTGCCCAGTCCACGCCGGAGTGTGGTTGCATACCGTTCTTCTTGCGGAACTCAGAGAGCGTGCCGAAGCGACCAGTGATGAACTTAGGGTCAAATGGAAATCTCATAGGACAAGTCTATCCGAGCATCGAAGTCACGAAAGCCCCGATGAATCCTGACGCACCAGCAGCCAACCAGACCATCTTCTCTAGGAAGCGGATACGGCGTTCGTGATCCTTCAAGTTGCGCTCCACCCAGTCAATGTGCGTTGGGATTTTTTCATTGAGACGCTCAACCTGTTTGATTAGCTCGATTGCCCAGGTTGGGATTTGGTCATCCATACACTCGTGCCTTCCGGTTTGAATGTAGGTTGTAACTTGTCTAGTTTACTCGCTAAAGACGAGTGGCTCCCAGTCCAGGGTTTCTTCATCCCACTTATACATCAGCCCGTCAGTAGGGTATGGAACCGGGGCCTGCCAGCGGCAATCCTCGTCAAGAGTCCAAGATGCGAATGGCTGAGGTGCGATGAAGGCATCTAGCTCTTCGTCATAGCGGTAACCCACGCCAGCGTAGTTCTTGCGGTAGTTGCCGTTGTAGCTGGTGCGCTTGCAGACCTGTCCACGGAACTCGCCATACCAAACTTCAGGGTGCTTGCCCTCGATTAGCTCGGTCTCGTCAATGCCAGTAATGACCTCGGTGACGATGTTGTTGTCGTCAAGAAATGCGTAATGTGCCATGGTTTCTCCTAAGTAAATGATACTTGTCCAGTTCCAGAAGTGATAGTTGTCACCTTGTTTTGTCCAACTGTTGAAGTAGTGCCGGTCAATCCAGCACCAAGAGTAATTGTGTATAGGGCAGGATAGCGAAGGATTACGATACCCGATCCACCCTGTCCAGCGCCATAGGTTCCTAGAGAGCCACCTCCACCGCCACCGCCGGTATTGACAGTTCCCGAATCTGCACCTCTCATGTAGTAGCCATTGGCACCTTTGCCACCACCGCCAGTTCCGCCGTAGAATTGGAAAGCTTCCGCACCAGTTCCAGAACCTCCACCACCTGCACGGGTTACTGAAGTGCCTGTGATGCTCGAAGCCACACCAGTAGCACCATCACCACTACCACCAGCAGCGCCAGCTCCTCCACCACCACCAGAGATTGAACCACCGTTGCTATTACCACCTGCGTAGCCCTGACCAGTTGTTCCCGCACCACCGACTTTTTCAACGCCACCATTAGTGCGTGATCCACCACCACCGGAACCACCAGAAGCACCATCTGAGTAAGCACCACCGCCACCACCTGCTAAAGAAGTAATGGTTGAGAATACAGAATTGGAACCACCACCACCGATAGTGACGGTGTAATTGGTATTACGGCTAATTGTTAGCGGTGATTCAGCACTTGCTCCACCGCCCGATGTCCCGGCTGAAGTGCGATAACCACCAGCACCTCCACCACCACCAGCGCCGTCACCACCACCAGCACCACCACCAGCGATTACAAGGTAATCAACCGCAAAGGTTCTAGGGATGCGGTTAGCTGCCGCAACAACCCCAAGCGTAATCGGAGACATTAGTTGCTCAGTGCTGCAATCTCAGCCTCGGTCAAACCGAGTGCTGCCAACTTTGCTTGTGCCGATGCCTTGGCTTCTGCCTTGGCTAGTTCGTCTGCCTCACGCTGAGCCTGTTCTGCTTCAGCCTGAATACGCATTGCCTCACGCTCTGCTAGTTCTTCATCAGTCAGAGGCACGATGATTTGTTCGCCTGTTTCGCAATCCACGACTAGCTTGGTAATGATTTCAGTCATTTCTTTTCTTTCTGTTAGCTAACGGTCACGCCGTTTGAACTACCTTTTAGGATGCCATACAAAGTTGCCGAGCTGTATTGCATCCAGTTGTTACCAGTTCCGTTGATTATCGTAATGCTTGTAATGGCTGAAGTTTGATTCCATAGCCCTACAACAATATCTGAGTATGCAGTTGTTGCATTAGTTTCGCTAACGCTGTCGGATGAATAAGACTTGGCGTTGCTTGATGTGTAGTTTGGAATGTAAATCTGTTGATTGCCGAATGTATTGCTAGTTGAGGTATTTGAGTTGCCAATACCAATGTAGCCATTTGCAGTTGTCCCGCTGACCCCACTTGCACCGTCACCCTCAAGATAGCGAGACGACAGATTGCTATTTGCACCGTTGAAGAAAATTCGGTATTCCTCAAAGCCAGCCGAGCGAGCTGATCTTAGAGAAGTCACTAATAGCAAGTCTGTATAAGTCTGGGGAATAGAGCTAAAAGTAATACTCGATTGAGCCGACCCTAGTTCGGTGTGCTGAATAAGCGTCATTGTCATTTATACCACCCCGTAGAGACTGAATGTAGCCCCAGTTTGGAAGGTCTGTCCCAAAATGTCAAAGAACCGAATTGAGGTTATTGCACTTGTAGAAGCCCACCGAGAGGCAGTAGCTTGTGATTCCCTGTTGGCTGATCCGAATCTGCTGATTATTGTCTTGTGCTTATCGGTTGCGGCATAGTCCATAAAGTGCAAAGACACATAATTTGTGTAAGCGTTGTCTGGCCCTGAAATAGCACCTGCAATACGAGCCGATGTCTGGGATGCTTCATTTCCACTAGCTGTTGAACTTCCGTTAGCTGTAATCCATACGCCATTATAGTTTGCGCCTGAATCGCCATTCACCTGCAATCTACCAGCGGATGAAGTGGAGCTGTTTGTCCAGTTACCGACCAGCACTATGTCCTTGAAGATGCCCGGAATGTTAGAAAAGGTGACACTGGTGCTATTGCTTGCCAGCGTTACATTTGCCAAAGGTATGTATGACATTAGCTTCCTCGCAGACCGTAGATTGAGAACCTGGTTCCAGTAACCCATTGGCTACCAGCTTCAGGACTAATCGTAATGCTAGTCACTGCGGCAGTGCTATTCCACGCACCAGACGAGATAGCAGCTCTAGTTTCACCATTAGCAGGCACACGACCACCAAGAGTTCTAACGGTCTTGTTCTTTGTGGTTTCAAATGGATCAAGAATGTCAATAATTGCTGCACCGAATACATTTGCGGTTGCATTGGCTCCCACTGCAAACGCCCAAGGCTTTATGTAGCTTGCAGAACCAGAGTCGCCTGAGAATACGCTGCCACCCGTGCCACCTAGAAGGTGCGACCAGTAACCAGAGCTAGAACCATTGAATGTTAGCTTTGTCTCTTCCCAAATCTGAGCATTGTTCGACCGAACAACCGCCCTAATCTGAAGGTGCTGATAGGTGCTTCCATACTTGCTATTTAGGTTTGCGAACTCCACGGAGGCTTGGTTTGAAGTCAGAGTGACGGTCTCAAGCAGAACGAATGACGAGTTAGCTGCCGTTGCAAACTGAATGTTTCCTGTTCCGGCGGTAAATACTGTGACCTTGTTGCTACCTACAACAGAGGTTGTGTAGGTCAGGCCAGCGCCATTGCGGATGTCAATGGTTGATGGGTAGCGAATGATTACGACACCAGAACCACCGTTGGCTCCATTCATAGGAGTAAGGCCCTCGCCAGTTCCACCACCACCGCCACCAGTATTTGGCGTTCCGGCAGTTGGAGCGATTGTTGCATTGCCATCATTTCCGCTTGGAACATAGCCGCCGCCTGAACCGCCACCACCGTTGCCACCTGCACCAATGTTGATAGATGTTCTAGTTCCGCCACCACCACCGCCACCACGGGTAACAGAAGTGCCTGTAATGCTTGATGCTACACCCGCACCACCTGCACCGGCTGAAGTGCCAGATGCGTTGCCACCCACGGCTCCAGCACCACCACCGCCACCTGCGTTGTCTGTTGCTAGTGATACCGCAGACGGAGCAGTTCCACCAGCGAAACCTTGATTAGAAGTCCCAGAGCTTGCACCACGACCTGCTTGGCTACCACCACCAGATCCACCAGTTGAACCTACATAGCGGTCATTACCACCTGCACCACCACCACCGCCAGTGCTGGTAATCGAACCAAACACTGAGTTCGATCCGTTTGAACCATTACTTTGTGCGCCTGTTGGCCCGGGTGCTGGAGTTCCATTACCACCTGCACCCACAGTTACGGTGTAATTTACGCCTTGAATGAGGCTCAACGAAGTTTCTGCAGATGCTCCACCACCGGAAGTGCCTACGGTTGTTCTGTAACCACCAGCTCCGCCACCACCAGAACCAGAGTTGTATGACGAACCACCACCGCCACCACCTGCGATAACCAAGTAATCTACGGTTACAAGTGGAGCAAATGAGATAGTGCCAGTTCCAGCAGTAAAGGTTGTGACGCTGAAACCATTGCTAGTGGTTGTAGAAGCAGTTAGACCTGCTCCAACAGCTAGGCCATAGCTGCTTGGGTATCTAAGGATTACAACACCTGAACCACCAGCACCAGAACCGCCAGTAGTATTACCACCACCACCGCCACCGCCAGTGTTAGCTGTTCCAGCGGTTGCCGGGCTTGCGGTAATAGAACCCGCACCACCGCCACCAGCACCACCAGCTCCAGCCGATCCAGAAGCGTTGGTAGCGGCCGAACCACCACCACCGCCAGCACGGGTTACGGAAGTTCCTGTAATGCTTGACGCTAGACCAGCTCCACCAGCTCCACCAAAACCGATGCTTGTGCCACCGTAGGTTCCGTTGGAACCAACAGCGCCAGCTCCACCACCACCACCAGAGCTTGCTTGCGAGAATCCGTCAGACTGCCCAATGCCACCATTGTTACCCTGCGATGGACTTGTGCTTGGCGTGTTTCCTGCACCTGCTGGCGATCCTGCGGCCGCACCACCACCTGAACCACCTGCAACACCGGGATTGACAACTGGTGTGCCGCCACCACCGCCACCGCCACCGCCATTAGATGTGATTGTGCTAAACACGGAGTTACCACCAGTTCCACCATTGGAACCTGCGCCAATAGAACCAGAACCACCAGAAGCTCCACCAGCACCAACTGTTACGGTGTAAAAAGTGTTTGTCGCTAGAGACATGCCAGTAGCAGTGCGGTATCCACCAGCACCACCGCCACCGCCACCGTTATAGCCCGAAGTTCCACCGCCACCGCCACCAGCGATTACAAGGTAATCAACATTCAGGGCGGGGGTCGAAGTAAAAAATGCTTTCCAAGCTCCACCGATACGGGTATAGCCTTCGACTACATTCTTCCAAGAACCGCCGACACGGGTATAAAGAGCCGAAACGGTTTTCCAAGAACTAGAGACTTGAACATGTGCAGGCATTTAGGTTCCTTACGGTGTGTATACCAGCCAGACATCTCCATCCATGCCACCAGATGCAGTTCCCGGAGTAGCAGTAGACAGCGTGATGTTTCTGACTACAGCAGAGCCTACAGCAGCCGTAGCAACAGTTCCATTAGTGGTTAGAACTCTTGCGCCGAGTTGGGTCTGGAGAGCGGAGGTTACGCCTGAAAGATAGCTAAGCTCAGTGCCAGTCACGGTGCTAGTTACAGCAGCAGTGCCAGCAGAAGTCGTTAGAACACGGGAAGCAGTCCAGCCAGTGTCTACTAGATCGCCAGCGACCGTTAGGTTGCCAGTGACCGAACCAGCGGCGATTACTGCCGTGCCAGTGATGTTAGGTGAGGCTAGGACAGCCGAACCGACAGCAGCGTAGTTCACATTGAGGGTTACATCGCCAGATGTGCCTCCGCCAGCCAAGCCAGTGCCAGCAGTTACGGCTGTGATGTCACCAGGCGAGCTAACATTCGCCCAGACCGAGCCTGTGTAATACTGTAGAACCCCTGAATCAGTGAGGTAGCTGACCATACCAGCGGTGACGGCAGTTCCCAGAGCAGAGCCACGAGCAGCGGTTCCTGCGTAAACCTGGACTACCTGATCTTGAATGTAGTTCTGAAAGTCACTAGCTTCAACCGTCTCATTGACAGCCCAAGATTTCCAACCTGACATTTCTCTCCTAGACCGCTTCGATGTTTCCGATGATGCGGTAAGTGTTAGATGCTACCGCCAAGATAGTTGCGGCTTCGTACTGAGCCAAAGTGTATGCAGTTCCAGCAGTGCCAGCACCAGCAAAGGTAACGCCTGCTCCAGCGACTAGCCTTACGCCCGCAGTGCCATCAGCCAGGATGTCTACACGCTGTGCGGCAGTGAAGCCTGTGGCAGTTCCTACGGTCACGGTAGCGGTTCCTGATGCAGTGAAGCGTAGAACAGTTGACTGGTCAGTCGAAGCAACCGTGTAGGAGGTCACTGTAGAGCTTGTAAGGGTGTTTGTGACCGCTGTAGCGTTGATGGATAGAGTTCCACCTACTGAGTTGGCAGAAACCCATGCAGAGCCGTTGTAGACCTCTACGACAGTGCCATCAGCACGGTACGAGTGCATACCAGCCGAAGGAGTAGGCAAAGCTGCACTACGAGCTGCGGCACTTGCAAAATACATTACGGATTGCTCCATAAGGTATGTGTTTACTTCGGCGGCAGCTAGGATGTCCAAAGCATCCCAAGACTTGTATCCTGCTCCAGCCATTATTCTCCTAGAAAGCTAATGTGTTTCCTGCAGATAGTCTACCAAAGGCAGGATTGGAAAGAGTCCAGAAGCCGACATCAATGGTTGAGAAGCCCAGCGACATAACATGACCCCTAGGAGTGATGTCGTGACTGATGCGAATAACCTCGGCATACTTGCTAATGCTTGGTGGAATCTGGTTAGGCGTGAACACGATTTGCACAAGGTCGCCTAGCTCCATCGAGAGCAAGTCAGTCTGAGTGTCAGTATCGAACTTATCCAAGATAAGGTCTAGTGAGTCAAACCTGTATTCAGGGCTGGAGTATTTGTCTGCGGTGTGAACAGCAATGTTGGCTAGGTCGCCTGAGCTTGAGATGAGCAAACCGCTGGCGGTGTAGTTCAAGATGCCATACTGCTCTACTGAAGTCTGATCTGTAGCGACAGCAGTCACATTGTTTACATTGCTAAGCACAATCTCGTTGTAGAGCAACTCAGAGCCGTATACAACCTTGAGGTTCTGATACGGGATGCCTGTTCCATCATCAGTGAATTTCAATGCAGTAGTCGCAGGCTGTGGATTGCGACCAAAGAAGGTGAGTTTGTTGTCCCTAGATAGGAATAGCTGTCCTGGCTCTGACTGAGTGACCGTGCGTAGATAGTCAATTACTACAGTATCTTCTGCAATAACATCTGCACCTAGGTCGGTCTGACCCGTGTCAATGTTTCTGTCGGCAGTAGGCCAGTTGACATCTGCTGATGAGAGAATCGTCTCGATACGCTCACCAGTTGTTTGTGGCGTTGCAGTGCCAGCAGTTAGAGTTCTGCGTTGTAGGTCGGAGAAGCCATCGCTACAAGCCATAGAAGCCTCTGAGGAACCAAACGGCACATAGTCAAGGTTCCAGTCATCTACAGAGCCGTGGAATAGGAACTCGCCACCAGATGAGATGCGAACAGCACGCTTTGGAATAATCTGTCCGGCATAAGGGCTATCAGCATACTCAGGGTCAAAGGTGCGGTCATCGTTGTTGAACACGACATTCGCCAGTCCAGGGTCGTACTGATCTAGCTGTCGGTTCTTACCACGGCGGATGCTGATGGCTTTTACCTTGTCAGTTACATCGTAGAAAATAGAGCCAGATAGCGTGTATGTGGTGTTGTCTAGGCGACCTTTTACTGGGTCATCTAGCGTGAAAAATGGTGCATCGGAGCCAACTAGGTCGAAACCGATTTCTACTTTAGGAACTGGTAGGCTCATCTTTGTTCTCCACTAGTAGGCAACAAGGGCTCCACCCTTGTTGGTGTAGTTGTTGATGACATTCGCAATCGTCTGTCCGACCATAGCGTTTGACTGAGTGGCATCAGTGCTGACATTGACGGTGATGTTGGTGACATTTGCACCTGCATTAGCCGCACGCTGAGCAAGTTCGGCAGAAGTCAAACCAGCTTCAATTCCAGTCAAATCAACCTTTTTGCCCGCATTTACCAAGTCGAACAGCTCTTGGTATAGATCACGCTTGACTACTGCACCAGCAGTTGCCGAAAGGTTAGTACCACCTAGGTTGATGATGTATTGGTTAGCCCGCTCAATTAGTCTCTTTAGGGTAGCAAGAGCCTCTTGGTCAATAGCTGCTGGAGGCACTTGTAGCTCACCCTTAGCAGTATCGGCAACGCCTCGTGCAGCGGTCTCTGCGGCTGACTGAGCGGCTGTAATTGCCTGACCAAACTTTTCCCTGAAAGCCTTGGCAAAAGCCTCTGCCATGGTCTCTGCTTGCGTCTCAAGCGCATCCTGCTCGGCACGCATACCTGCAAGTAGCTGGTCAATTAGCTTCTGACCTGAGTCGTAGAAGGTCTTAGAGACATCAAAGCCTAGTTCGCCACCGAGAGTATCTACCTCAGCGAATAGGTCGCTGATTTCCCTAACGGTATCGTAGCCACCCTCTACCAGAGCTTGAGCAGTTGCTCCACCTGCCTCGACACCTGCCTGGACAAGCTGACTGAATAGTCGAGGGTCAAGCTTCATGTCCCGTAGCTTGCGTAGGTTCTCTGCGAAGCTACGAGCCTTAGTTGCCATGTCACGGAAGCCGTTTAGTAAGCCCTGAGACTTGTTGGCAACATCGTCAATGGTTTCCTCGTAGGAACGGGTGACGGTGACGCTGAAGTTGCGTAGGTCTTTACCGAGCTGTGTAACGCCCTTTGAGACTTCAGTAACAGTTCTCTTCTGGACATCACCCGAAAGGCTGTCCATCAGGCTTGTGAGGCTCATAGAAGCCGTAAATGCCTGACGGTATTCATTGATCATTGACTCAGCTAGGCTTACACGCTGAGCCAGCTCGTCACGCTTACGCTGGATGCCAGCTAGAACTGCTAGTTCGCCCTGTGCATACTTGCGAAGGTTGTTGTAGCCCTCTTCGAGTAGGTCGCCATTGCGGAAGGCTGATAGAAGCGAATCCTCAAGTGACTGTAGGAAGTTAGAAGCCTCTGCCTCAAACTGACCCAGCTCACGAGCAACAGTAGGTAGAACAGAGAATCCATTTATCAGGTCGCTAAAAGTTATGCGAACATCATCAAAACGCTTCTTGATGTCCTCAAGAGTTGCCGTAAGCTCTGCGTCAATTTCAGCAACAGCATCTTCGTATGCCTTGAGTGCGTCAGCCGATGCCTTAGCCGCATCTGCAAGTTCCTTAGCACCAGCAGCAGTCTGATTGAATTGCTTTTGTAGAGTTTCAAGTGGCTTCTTACCGGATTTGATTTGTAGCCAAATCTTTTCCCAGCTTTGTGAGCCAAGGATGGAGTCAATAAGACCTTCAGACGCACCCATCTGCTCAAGCTGAACACGAGCACGCTGTTTCTTGATTTCCTCGGTAATTTTGCTGAAGAACTCTTTTACATAGTCCTTAGCCTTCTTTTCGCCACCACCGCCACCGCCCTTGTCCTCGCTGACTGCATTAGCACCACTCAGGCTGTCACGAATGTACTTAGGCAGGTTTGAGTTGGAAAGACCTGCAGCCTGGGCGGTCACAGCCTTAGCATTGCGATAAGCCTGACGCTCAGTTTCAGATAGCTCAGCGTTTAGTTGTCTAACGGCTAGTTCTTGATTGTAAATAGCATCATTGACAGCTAGAGCACCATTTACTTGTGCAGTCCAGTCAGTATTGAACAGGGTTTCCCAGTCACCAGTGACAAATGCGTGCCATTGCTCACCAAGGACACCTAGAACAACTAGGAACTCGTTTAGACCATAGATGATGTCGTGGATGGCATTTAGGAAGGTCTCGCCCAGCCAGCTACCAAGCTCGATAATCCAAGGGTTCTGGTCAAGTCCGGTAGTAACTAGTTCTATGAGGTTCTCAAACCCAACAGCAATACCCGCAAGAGTTTCCCCAAGTGAAGTAGTTGGATCAAGTAGCTCACCAACAAACTCTGTAGCCTTTGAGAAGCCATCAATAAGAATGACAATCGCATCCTCAATCAGTGGCATAACGGAATCTACAAGACGATCTAGGACAGGGCCAGCCTTCTCAAAAGCAGCTTCCATCTTCGGAGCTACTCGATCTAGAATGCCCTGCAAATCAATTAGTGCGCCAGCAATGCTTGGAAGCAATGACTTCGCTACAGTGTCACGAACATTGTCAAAGCTTGCGGATAGCTTTAGTTGCTCAGCTGCAAGCGTTCCAGACTGACGGGCAAACGCTCCCTGTGCATCCTGCGACCTCTGGAACAAAAGCTCGACACGAATCTGCTGTTCGGCAAAACGGCGGGCAGCTCCCTCAAGGTTGCCCATACCACGAGCTGCTAGTTCCGAGTTGATTTCGGATTGCTTCATAGCAACACCGAACTTTTCAATCGGGTCGTATTCACCACGGAACAATGCAGTCATACCCATCAGGGCTTCTTGCACATCGTAACCATAGGTGATGGATAGGTCAGTTGCTAGTCCTACTAGACGCTCAGTGAGGTCAGCGGTCTCACTAATTGAAAAGCCAGACTGCTTTAGCACCGAACCGATGAATACAGATGCCTTTGAAGCATCCTTCATTGAGAGACCCATGTTTACGGCACTCTCGCTAAAGGTTTTCATACGAGGCGTTAGATTTTCGAATACAGCTTTTAGACCTGCGTAGTTACGCTCTAGGTCACGAGCACCTTCGATAGCCTGACCAATGAAGTTACCAATGGCGATACCACCTGCAAAGGCAGCAAAACCAGCAGCAGCCAAGCCTGCGGTCTTACCAACCGAAGAAATGCCTTTACCAAGCTGACCTAGTTGAGCTTGCGTCTTAGCGAGTCCCTGAATCGCAACTGTTACTGGGACATTGACTTTACCCGCCATTACAAACTCCTAAGCAGCTGGTTGACACGAATGTTAGCTTGAGTGATGGAAGCATCAATCTCTTTTTGAGCCTGTGGAAGAGCCTTTAGAGCTGAAGGCCAGATGAAACGAGATGCATAGGTTTGCTTGATGAACTTACCACCTGAAATTTGAGATACGAAGTTCCACTGCTTTACGGTGTGCTGACGCTTACCAGGAACCTTCTGACCATTGATGGTATACATGTAGTCGTACTTAGGCGTGAGTCCCTTACGAGCCTTTGTGTTGCTCTTGCGACCTGCCATGTCAGCAAGCACGGTAGCAGGCGACTGCACCTGTAGACGAGCGATGGCAATCTCAGTGTTCTTGTATTTACGCTTGCGAGTATTAGGAGTCTGAATAAGAACCGACTTGGATGGCTTTGCACCCTTGCCGTAGGTTGATCCCCACGCTAGGCGACCGAAGTGCACCTGTCTCATTCCGCTTAGTGGTGGCTTACCCTTGCCAGGGATGCCTTGCTTGATAGCAGTTTGAACAGGTCGAGCAATGCGCTTGAAGTCTTTTCTAAGCTCTCGTGCGTAGTCCTTGTCCATTTTGACAATGACTTTCATTACTTCATTCCAGTTGGTAATCTCCAACCGAACACCGGAAGTTGCACCGAAGGTTCCCCCACGCATAGGAGTCATTCTTACCACTGCTTGTGGAATAACTCGTGCTGCTGCCGCTATAGGTAGAGCCAATGGGAACCGCCAATCATCTCGTATAAGTTTACCGTCAAAAGAAAAACCGCCCCGAAGGGCGGTTCTCCTTATTGCCTTGGAAGGTTCTTAGCAGCCAACCATCTTTGCATAGTCCACAACATTCGTGGGGATTCCTGCATCAGTAAGCTGGGGGCGATTCCTGTCTCGACAGCTAGTCCAGCGATGAACCAGTGAGAGGAGGAATCTCCCAGCCCCTTTATTTTGGGTCGTTGCCTGAGTCTCCGACAGATGCCACAGACTCAAGCCACTTGTCGAAGCTGTCCTGGGTCGAACCAGTGCGCTTCTCCGAGTGCCAAGCCAAGTAGAGCAAGTAGCCCAGCTTGGTCTCGGTTCCCAGTACAGAGATTGAAACATTGTACTTATCTTCAAAGGCAACCAGATCAGCAGCGTTGCACACTACTTCCTTGGACTTGCCGTTGTCGTAAGTAACTTGTAGGTTGAGTTTCATTTATTCTCCTTATGCGGTTGCGTAGGTGACGGCTCCGGTGGTTGGTAGCGTCACGCTGAAGGTGCTGAGGTCGCCCACAGCCCCAGCAATAGGGCTGAAGGAATTTACAAGCACGGTTGCGGTGTATAGCGGAGTCGTTGCCGAAGCAGCGGTTCCGTTAGCAGCAACGATAGTCACGGTTCCGATGGTTCCAACTAGCGGCTGGAATAGGGTCGAAACTGCACCCACTCCGAAGTCGCTGTGGAAGTCAAGCGATACCTGACCAGACTTTAGGCCACCGATGACCTCAGTCCAGCCTGCGCTACCAAAATCGGTTACATCAACCTCGGCGGCGTTGATCACCAGCTCTGCACGGGCACAAGAGCTGGAGATGTCGGTTCCATTTAGTGTCACCTTAGTTCCGGTGGCAATGAACTTACCCATTATTTCTCCTTATGCATAGACGGTGACTGTGAACTCAGCCGCCAAGTAGGTTTGGTCGTTTATTTGTATTGACCCAATCGAACCAGTACTTATTACCCGAAGGTCATAAATCTCGCCCGACAGAGTTCTATTAGATTCTACAGCAGACTTGACTGAGTATGCCCCAGTCGGCTGACAGTATGAATCAAGCTTGCGTTGCATCTCACGCTCGGCACTACGCCCAACGATGACGGTGATTAGGAAGTTGTATTGAGTGAGTCCCTGTTGCATTGCCAGGTCGTAGTCAATGGACTCTAGGCTGACAAGAGCTATAGGAGGCGTGGGGTTGTCAATCAGTTCCGCAGAGGTGCGTAGACCGCTGATGGTAGCTAGGTTCGCTACAATCCCTGCACGGATGTCTGCGATGTCTGCCACTACGCCATCCTCATCTTCTTGAATGGGCTGATTAGAGCGTCAATGTCAGGATCAATACGGCTGACTCGGATTACACCTAGGTCGCCAATACCAGCCACACCTAGCGGGCTGTCCATACGCTTGAATAGGCGGGAGCTTAGCAAAATGGTTGCGTATTTGATTGCAGTAGGCACTGCTGACCAACCGAATGTTCCCACAACCTGCACAGTAGCTTCGCCAGCATTTACGCTACTAGGGCTCCACATAGGGAACAGGTAGTTGCCAATAGCCCTTATGTGAGTCACTGGAGAGCTGATGCCACCAGCGATACCGTTCAAAGGCTCAGTCTGGTAGTCAGTGGTTGCCCAAGTGATGTCGTAGGTTCCGTTTCCGGCAGAGGAGCTCTTGAGAGTTGTGATGCTAACGATGTCATCGGTCTCACAAACATACGAGTCTCTAGGGGTGTAATAACGGGTAGCAGAAGTGGTGTAGAACACACGCTCGCAGTAATCGTCAATCTGGCGGGATGCGGTCTCGATAGCAAGCTCTAGCATCGTGTCATCAACATTGTCGCTGATTCGAAGGCTGTCCTTCAACTGCTGTAGCGTGCAGTACCCGTTAGTAATCGCCATGTATCTAGTTTACTCTGATTCGCCTCTTGAGTTCTGTGGTGCTGATGCCAGGCGTGTATGGGATGTAGAGCAACATAATGTCCCGCTCGTCTAGCCAGTCCTGCGTAAAGCCCATTTGCTTGTAGTAGTCCTTGCGTGCCCAGTCGGATCCAATAGCAATGATGTTAGGACTTGCCAGCTCAATAGCTGCTCTGCTGTCTGAGCCTAGTGTATTTGGGATGATGTTTGTAATTGAGCGAAACTCCGATAGCACTTGGAGTCGCTCGTAGTAATTCATAACCGGAGGCTTGCCTTTATACTCGGTGATAAATTCATCGGTATTCAGCGCAACGGTAACACTGCCAATCTCTGCACAAGCCCGAAGAAAATTCACATGGCCTGAATGAATCAGGTCGAATGTTCCCCCCGTATAAACCTTTAGTCCCATCTGTTGTCCCTTCTGATTTTGAGTGACCAGCCTCGGATGTTTGTGTCCTCTGCTGCTTTCTTGTTTGTAAATAGCGACTGATTGCGAGAAAAAGTAACATTATTCCGCTCGTGATACCCACTGGCAAGCGTTGACGAGTTGTCGTGGTGGACTGTTGCATTGATGGTGTTGAATCTGACTCCAAGTTTGTTCATCCTCCACTCGTATTCGTCATCGTCAAAATAGATTGGGTGGAAAGCTTCATCCCATAACCCTGCCTTCATTACAGCACCTTCACCTGGAATTACGCAAGACCATTTGGGATCAATCTTCAGGAAGTTGAAGGCTTGGGTATCTACCTGTTCTGCAATGGTTTGTAAAGCTCCTGCTTCGAAGTAAGCATCATCATTTGGGATGACCCAGTAAGGAGCGTGAGGCGTTGACTTGATAATGAGATTCCAAGCACCATTAGCACCGAGTCCGTGTGGGACTTCGATGTGCCAGACATTCCTTACAAATTCCTTACTTACGGTTGGTTGCCAAGACTTTGTTCCTGAGTTATTGACAATGACCAGATGCTCGACTGGGTAGTCAATCGAGTCAATTAGGCGTTGGGCTAGGTCAAACTTTGTAAGGGTAGCGAATCCTAGAACTGGAATCACTTATACAGCTCTCGTAGGAACGGCATCCAGCTTTCTTCCCAGACCTTCTCTACATCAAACTGCTTGGCAAAGTCAATCGCCTGCTGAGAAGTGCCACGCTCAGCATTGTAAGCCTTATCAAGAGCTGCCACGATGCCGTTGACGGATGGAATCATAAAGAATGACGACTGAGGCTCATCCCAGAACGCCTGTCCTTCGACCTTCCAGCTATCAGGAGACGCTAGGTCGGCAGAGGCGGCAAAGTTGCTCGTAATCACCCTCGTACCGCACGCCTGAGCCTCCACAGTCGGGATTCCAAAGCCCTCACCGTATGAAGTGCTTAGTAGGACATCAAAAGCCGTGTAGAAGCCAGCCATCTCTTCTTCGGAGTATCCGGTGCGTAGCTGGTAAGGATCAGGGAATAGCACATTGTCCTTTGGGATGCCAGCCATAGTAATCAGCACATCGAGACCGAATCCGTTATAGGCACGAGACGGCTCGCTGTGGATGTAGAGGTAACTGTCTGGATACTTCTTCTGGTGCAAAGCGAAGGCTAGTAGGTTCTCTGCGAAAGCTTTGCGGTGAATCTGACCGTTGGCTTTATTGGCAGCGACCATACCGACTAGGAAAGCTCCCTCTGGGACTCCCATAAACTCACGGGTTGGCTTGCCTTGAAACTCTGCGGTTGGCTTATAGACCGAAGTATCAATGCCGTGAGGAATGTAAGTGGACTGAATACCCATCATTTCTAGCTGTCGCTGACCGTGAGGCGACATCGTGACTGGCTTGACATTCTCTCTGATTAGAAACTCACGCACTCCAGGCGGTAGCGTGATGTGATCTAGTGGAACCCAAGAGACAATCGTGTCATCATACTTGAGGTTGTTGTAAACCCATACATCGTAGAGCGTGAATAGCACGGTCTTGAGTCCAGGGTGCATCGAGGCGAACTCTTTAGTCCAGACTGGCATTACATCCGTGGAATAAGCCGTTAGCCCTCTTGGGTAGTGTGGAATTGTCTGTCCATCAATGTTGAGCACAGACTTTGCTCCCTCTAGTCCGTAGTTGGAGAGGGCAGCCACCTTGAGACCGTGGCGAAGCATACGCTCGACTAAAAGCTTTGCTTGGTTCCCGTAGCCAGTAGGCATACCAGGAGTATTAGACGCTAGGGCTACAGCACCCTTGAGTTGTTTGTAGGTTATCATACGAACACTCTACATAGAAGAAACCCCCCGTGCAACCTACAACACGGGGGGCTTCAGCTTGTTTCAAGAGATTAGCTTGCGCCACCCTTGAAGTACTTGATGTGGCTTGCGTGAGTCAAGTCACCGTCAACACGCAACATCACACGGTAGGTGATGGTGTCAGTGTTGAAAGCAAAGTCGGTTGAGGTTGCAACCTGTAGACCACCAGCAACACGAACCTTGTAAGAAGGCATGTGACCGAATAGTACTGACTTTGCGCCGATAGCGTTGGATGCCAATGCTGGGTTCTCGATAACGGTGTATCCAGCAAAAGTATCTGGGGTACCTACGCCGACATTGTAGAGGTAATTTCCGACTGAGTCTTTGAGTTTTCTCATTACACCCAGTGAGGAAGTGTTGGCCATGTAAGCAACACCTGGCAGACGGCGAGCTGCACCGTCTAGGGTGTACTGAAGGTCAATCAGGTTGTCAGCGGTAAACGCACCAGCAACGCCAGTGCCACCAGTTACACCAGAACCAGCAGCGGTTACTACACCGTTTGGCTTGTCTGATCCGTCACCAGTGGTTAGTGCGGTGTTGATTGCGTAGCCTAGACCGTTACCAGCCTGCTCTGCTAGGTGAGCAGAGATGTCGAATCCTGCATCCTGGACTAGCTCTGAGGACACCGGAATTAGCAGACCGTACTTGTAGGATCCAAGAGTGATGGAGCTGTAAGTAGGCTCTGAGGTAGCTACGGTTCCAGCAGCAGCAGTTAGGGTTGCGGTGCTGTAGGCGGTTAGGGTTGGGATGGTGATGTCCTCACCAGATGCGGTGTTGATGCGCTGACCAACATCTAGCATTGGGCCGACCATACGAGCAACATCGAATACCTGGTCGTAGAACGACTTAGGAACGGTGTTGGTGGAAGGGGTTAGGGTGCGCTGTTCGAAGGTGTGTGCACCACGGGTCTGTGCAATCTCACGAAGGATTGCAGAAGCAGAACGCTCCTCAGCCTGTGGTAGTGCAAAGCCCTTAGCAGCTACAGCTGCCTCAACCTTACGCTCTTCGTTGCGCTGTGCAACAGCGATTGCCTCGTCAGCCGAACGGATGTCGGCTTCGATGCGGTCAATCTTTTGTAGTTCAGCAGCGTCAAGTCCACGCTTCTCGGCCTCTGCGGATTCGATTACATCACGAATCTGCATGGTCAAGTTAGCACGGAGTTCCTGCTGAGCCTTGATGAACTCAGACATTTAGTCTCCTTATAGTTTCTAATGGATAACCAGTGGCGTTGACGCTCAACTGAATACGGCAGAGCTGACTCACATCCGCTGTAAATAGTTTACAAGCGTTTGGACAGGTAAAGGAAAACCCCACCAGCCGAAAGATTCTGGTGGGGCAAACCCGTTGCTTGGCAGAGGACTAGCGAGTCTCTTCTGGCTTGGTTACACGGGTTTCCTTGATTGGCCTGTCAGATGCAGTCTCAACTGCTGGAGAGTCAAGGCCAACGATAGCATCTGCGAAACGCTCTGCGTATTCGAAGATAACACCGGAATCAGGGTTGCCTGCAACCTCCAAGATTACTTTCTTGATGTCTGCTTTAGTTGCCATGTTATTTCCTGTCCATAATCAGATTGAGTTTTTTCTTTTTCAGTTCAAGTACACTACGAGAATTGTTTGTCGCTTCTACAATCATAGTTTCAGGAATGATCCATAGTTTGCAGATAGCTTCTGGCTCGATTTCACCAGTCACGATTTGGCAACCACGCCCAGCTTCATCATAGAACACGCAGTTCTTACAAATCATGCCACTTGCCTTGAATGGGTTGGCACTAGCTGGAGCATAGTGAGATCCGTTTGCACCTGCGGTCTGGTCAAATTTGCCATACTCTAGGGCGTTCTCAGCCAAGTCCTCAGCCTGTGACTGCTGTCTCTCGTTGAGAAGCTCCCACTCTTCCATTAGATACGCTCCAATAGAAGTTGTAGCTTCTTCTTCTTTAGCTCTAGGAGAGCCTGAGAGTTGTCAGGTTCGGTTGCTGGAGCTTCTTCCTCAGTCGGAACTAGGGATTCAACAGCAGCGGTGATTAGGCGACCCTCATCTGCGGTCAAGTCCTCACCCTGTTCTAGCTTTATCATTGCATCTGCAAGCTGGTCAGCGTCAACTGATGCACGCTTAGCAACCTTGTCAAAGCCACGCACGGAGGTAGTGCCAGCAGTAGCCGAGTATGCAGGGAAGGCAACCAGGCTGACCTCGTGTAGACGAACCGAGTTTAGGGTTCTCTGAGAGCCATCTGCACTCCACTCGTCACCACCAGCAGGAACGCTGAAGCCAAAGCTCATTGAGTCAATGTCACCACGGCGTAGAAGCTCAGCAACATCCCGACCACGAGAAGTGTTAGGTAGCAAACCATCAACCTTTAGACCGTAGGAGTCCTCGCTCAAGGTCATAGTGCCTGCTCTGGTGGAACCTAGGATTTCTCCGGTGTCGTGGTTCCAGAGGAACTTGATGTCATTACGGGCACGGAGGGACTTTCTGAAGGCTCCAGGAGCAATCTGCTCAGTAAACGGTAGGGGCTCTGATGGAGAATTGAATACGGCTGCGTAGCCACTAAACCTCATTCCGTCAGTTTCTTCACGAACCTCAAACTGTGTGTGATTTACACGAGTTTCGATCTTTGACAATGCTTCGCCTTTCGCTCGGCCTTCGTTCTCGGCTTCAATTCTAGCAACTACACCCTCTGCGTATGACAATGCACGCTGGGCAGCTCGCTTTGATGGCCCCGAACCCCATAGCAAGTGAGCTACTACGCCAGCACTTGGATAATCAGGGGAATCAGGTCTAGCGGCTGGCGAATCCAAATCCACAAGGTGACGAGCAATCCAAGCCCGTATCCGAACCCACTTCTCAGCGGTGACATTGCCAGATGCCATCGCACGAGCTTCTCGGATAGTCTTTTCAACCAGTCCATCGCCACCCTTGCCTTCTTCGTAGTACTTCAAACCCTGTCGGGCAGCAGCACGCATGTAGGCTGGTGGAGTTAAGTTAACTTCTCTAATTTCGAGGCTACGCTCGCCTCCGGGCTCAATGCCTTCTTCTATTGAAATCGCAATCATCTGGTCAATGGCTGATTCTTTAGTGTCATGGCATCCAATTACCTCGCCATCAGCTTTTTCAACAGCCCATCCAGAGCAGTCGGCGTTGGAGTCGGTAATAAAGTAAGGCATTAGTCCTGCTTTACCGTGAGAATGTGAAGTTCGTTAGTTCCACCGTCTGCGATAGCCCACAGGTCATCCCCAGGGCCTATAATCAACTGCGAAGTCAAAGTTGCCAGAGCGTGAATACCATTGGATGTAGTGACATCTGATCCGCCAATAAACACATTATTAGACGATGAGTGCTCGTGGTTGTGGATGCACACATGCTGTGCAGTATTAGCTGCTTCAACAATCTTCACTCTGGTAGTCCCAACGGAAAAATGGGCGGTAGAGATAGGCATTAGTTGCCTCCGACATCAGTTGGCTGGTCTGGCTGAAGTTGTACCGAGTTGATACCAGTGTGCTGAATTGCAGGAAGTCCCAGCTTGTCCATTACATCTGCTGGGTCGAATCCGACCTGAATCAAACGCTGTGCCATGTCTACACGCTCAGTCTGAGCCGATAGGTCGGCTGCTTCGACATTCACATTGGCAAGAGGCACACGAACGGTGTCAGCCGATGGGTCATTGATTGGAGGCAAGTCCTCAAGACGGCGAACATCGTTGATGGTCAAGAAACCTGATTGGAGACCAGTCGAGAAGGCGGTCATACGAGAGTTGATGTCAGCTCGTAGTAAGCCATCTAGGTTGAAGCGGATGAAAGCCTGCTCTCCGCCTGCATAGCGTGCCATAAGAGGGCTCAGAGCACCCTCGATCTTCTGCACGATTGGGCGTAGGCAGTGAGTAACCCAAGCAAGGTTGTTCTGCTCGACTGAGGCGTATGAGTTAGTGCCTGGTAGTCCCATTAGGTGTGGGGGCACATTGAAGGCACGAGCTACATCTTCAACAGCTAGTCTGCGGGAGTCTAGGAACTGAGCTTGGTCGTTTGGAACATTGGTTGGCTTGTACTGAGCTCCACCGGACAGAATTGCGGTCTTGTGAGCCTTTGCCCAGCCCTTGTGACGGCTATCGAAGGCTTCCTGCATTGCCTTAGCCTGCTCAGCAGTTGCATTTCCAGGTATCTCGATGACACCAGAGGTCTGAGTGCCCGAACCGAAGAATTTAGCAGCGTACTTCTCTAGTGCTAGTGCGAGACCGAAGTTTTCTTTTAGTGCTTCGACTCTCGATACGCCTCGAAGCTGTCCTGGGCGTACTAGATCAGGGATGAAAACAATCTGGTCACTGGTTAGCAAGTTGTCCTCACCAGTTACCTTGAAGCCAACTCGACCAATACCAGTGCGGCGAATCTCGACATCCATCGGATTCAGCACTGTAAGGTTCACAATCTCGCCCTGCGGGTTCGAATAGATGCGGATGAACGCATTACCGTCTAGGAGCAATGAAACGATTACAGAGCCGTAGAAGGCTTCTTTGGTAGTGTCAATGTCCGGTTGAGCTACCCAAGTTGGGCGTGGGCGGAACGGATAGCGTGCTCCATCACGGCGGATGAACACATCAACAGGCAAAGTCGAGATAGTGTCACTAATTAGGGATACCGCAGAGAAGATTGCGTTGACCTGTAGAGCGGTCTGAGAGCTGACGATGGTTCCAGATAGGCTGGATAGGTCGTCATAGTCGCCTGAGCCCCAGAGTGTCTGGAAGGTGACTGCTCGTTGCTCTCTGCCGAGCAATCTATCTAAAATACCCAAAACTTACCGCCTATACAAAAACTTGAGGCACTACCTCTTCCATTCTACCCACTGTTGCTCTGTCGTAGGCGATAATGAAAGCGATAGCGTTGTCAATCTTCTTCTTTGAGTTGGCGTGTTCTTTGGTTACACGCTGTCCTCGGTGATCTGTCTTGATTACACAGTTCTCAATGTGGCGAGACATTGACGGGTTGCCATCGTGGACTAATTTGCCCTCGACTACGGCATCAAACACCTTTTGGGTGGCTGGAATCATCAAATTGAGCAAGTTTGTCTTGTATTCAACGATTGGAAGGCCTAATTCTTCCAAATCTTGCATCATTTGTGCCCATCGGTAGGGGTCACAGGCGATTTCACGCACTTTTGGGTATTTTTGCGTGTAATCAATGATGGATTGCTTGACTTCATCCATTGGAACTCGCCAAGAGTCGTCATCTACGCCAAAATTCTTCTCCCACGACCGAATTAGGGCTACTTTTGGCAATTCATCGTCTTTTGGGATGGTGCAGACGACCAAAGCGGTCGAGTCGGAGGCGTAAGAGCCGTCAAAGCCCAGAACATACTCTTCATCGGGCGAAATCTCGATTTCTGCACCGAGAGCATCCCAAGCACCCGCCGGAAGCCACGCAGATTGCGATGAAACCCACTGATTACAGCGTTTTGTGCGAAATTCGGACTCTGGAGTTCGCTTTACGGCTGATTCGAAGTCAGATGCGGCACAGATGTCGCCGTAGCCTGGATTGGATGCCCTCCAAGTGCTCTCAAGGCGATGATCTGCATCCTCCTGAGCCTCCCACCAAGCCATGAAGAAGGTCTCATCTTCCACCTCACCCTTGATGATTTTTTTGCCATACTGGTAAAGCTCATAGGCAATAGTGTCCTTACCTGTCTGGCTCTCGGTTTTTACCCCCGCCGTGGTGATAGCAATCATTGTCGCTGACTTACCACGAGCACCTTGAGCCAGTGACATAACATCGAAAAGCTGGCGATTCGGCTGGGCATGGAGCTCATCAAAGAGAACCATCGTAGGACTCAAACCTTCATGTCTGGGAGCATCAGCCGATAGGACTCGGTAGACATTGTTGGTGGCTGGTACGAGGATTGCGTCTCGGTAAATCTTCACATGGTCTTTGAGTTCGCAGTTCTGGATCATACGCTTGGTGTCCTCGAATACGATGCGTGCCTGGTTGCGGTCAGCTGCGACCGAATAGATTTCAGCACCCTGAGTCTTGATGTCCATCAGTCCAAAGGCGGCAATGATAGAACCGAGAGCTGACTTTCCTGATTTACGGGGCATGCCTATAAGTGAGATGCGGTTGCGTAGACCGCCATCCTCGTCACGAGCGAATACTTGATGTAGAAGCTCTTTCTGCCACTCTCGAAGCACCAGTTTGCTACCGGAGCGGCCTGCAACTGAGTCTTTGGTGATTGTCGCAAAGGCATCTGCAAAGCGAACGATGAAGTCACCGTCACCACGGTCAATAGCTTCTTGTGGAACGGGCGTTAGCCAAGCGGGAGGTATCACTGGGCTCTTTCGGACATCAATCTTTCGAACGCTGACTGAGCTTTGATTTCGGCTAAGCCTAGTCGTGAGCGTGAGTCTACGGTCATACCCAACTTGCCGAGGTTGTTGACTATTTCCTTCTCAAGCTCTAGAAGCTGTCGCATTACATGGAAGTCGGTTTCATTCTCACGCCAGATACTTTCGAGGGCAATCTGTCGGTCTAACTGCTTGCAGGTTATGAGCAGGAGCTCGACATCAGTTTCGGCTACCCAAGTGGATGCCATCTTGTAGACACGATCCCATAGTTGCTGTCCAGCCCAGTCAAGAGGCTGGTGTGGCTCACGGTATCCGCCCTGAACGGCGATGGTTTTCTCAGGGTCAGGGAGCCTGCGCTGCCCTGGATTGCCTGTGATGCGCTTCTGCTCGATAGAGGTCGCTGGTCTGCCCATAAGTAGAGGCTACCAGATTTTGTTGATTTTGCAGGAAAATACGCTGAGGGGGCGGGCGGGCGCCCGGGAGGCTGCCCAC